CGCCTGCTGTGCTTGCAGCACCATTGTTCAGGTAAATCAGCGACTGGATGCCGTCATAGGTCAATGGCAGATTCGATGTGTTGGAATCGGTCGATTTGACGACAATCGCCGTATTGCCAGCCGTGACCACGCTCGAATAGGCTGTGCCAGAAGTAGCCCAGGCCGCCGTTGCTGTAACGGTGATATAGCCCTGCCCAAAACCACCTGCATCATTCAGCGCACTTGCACTACCAAACTGCGTGGTTGCACTTTGGAGCCACATAGCGCTATTGGCAGGCTGTGTTGAGCCAGTGCCAACGTAGACATTGTATTTGGTCGCACTTGGCACACGTGGGATGTTCAGTGTCACGGTTGAAGAACCGCCCGTTGTGACGATGCTCACCGCCGTTGCACTTGAACCACCATAGGCCAGGGTCTCACCATTGGCATTGACGGCTGTCACCAAAATCCAGTTGGTTGCCGCGCCGATAGTACCGCCTGAACTTGCGGTGGAGACGTTGAAGACAGGGGCTGGCGGCCACAACTTTTGACCACTATTAATCAACCACATCTCTTCTTCAAGCATCAGTGCAGGAATGAGTTTTGCAGCAACAGTGGCACGGACATCACCTTCAAAGCTCTGACCGTAGATCTCAGCTTCAAAGGTCACGACATCCTTCAATGCGAGCATCTTGAAGACGTTGGAGGCATTAACCCAGACATACGAGAGGCTCGATGGGGTGCTCTGCTGCTGAAGGGCAGCAGTCGCCACGGAAGGACCGGAACCGCCAAAGTAGTCGGTGATGGCACGCCAGTTGATCGTATCGATGCCGGGTCCAGGGAGGCGAGGAAGCATGTTACGAAGCGGCGTGTATTGTGGGATGACATATTTTGCTGCTGGCTCCAGGTAGTAACCCGTGAAGTTTGCGTTATTGCCAACAAACGCCTGATCACGATTAATCTCACCGCTGGTCAACGCCTGCAAGGTCTGATTGTTCATGATCATCGGGTTGATGCCCTGGAAGGTCTGCACTCGCTCCAGTACATCATCGGTCAGTTGACCACCGGTATTTGCAGGCATGGCAACACCACGCAGGGCTGCAATCTGTTGTGCCTGACGAGCGAGCACGCTACCCTCTGGTGCATACCCCTCTTCAAGCACTCCCACCGGATTTTTTGTGTTGCCGATGCTTTTCTGAGCACCTTCTGGCAACTGAGATTTATCAATGGTTGTCATGGTCTGTATCTATCCTTATGGCACTAACCGCGACGGCCCGGCATTGGCTGTATGAGCAGGGATGCAGCGGCAGTTTGAGCTTCTATCGAGTTGAGTGCGCCATTGGCTTGCAAGCGATCTAAGACAGCGCGTACGGCTGCTGTATCGTGTTGTGGCGCTTCATGGTTTGGGTTGGGCTGATTAGCGAGGCGTTTCTCGACGCCATATCCACCGCCATTGAGCACAGGACCACCCGGCATCGGTTGTGCAGCAATCACGTCAACTTGACCTTTTACCTCCGCCAGTGCAGAGCGTACTTCGTCAAAGCTTGCCTTGGTTGGCACATCTACGAGCTGTCCAATGATGGTCTCTAAACTGGCTTGGAGTGGTTTGAGGTCGATTTCAGGTGTCTGTTGTGGATGAAGACGGGCAAATTGGCCTGCAATGGCGTGCATTCGGGTGACAGGGGCATCGAGTCGTGTCAGAACTTTGGCAAAAACCCGCTCGGCAATCCGTTCTGCGAGTGCTTCTGCATCTTGATCAGGGTCAAGGGATGGACCAGCGCCAGGAAGATCAATGTCTCCATCCTCATCAGGATCAATGGCACAGCACATGGCCTTACATTCATCACAACTACAGAGATCCATGAGTGCCATAGCGTTCTTCAGTGCCCCATCACGAGCGGCGTGTATCCCATTCTGTGTATCAGAAGAGATACGCGCTCCAGTTCGTTCAAGGGACTGCGATGAAGGGGAAGCCAGGGTCGTCACGGATGGATGGTTTGATGGTTGTTCCGTGATCGTTGTGGCTCGTTCGATCTCTGGTTCTGGCTCGCTAACATCCACCACCTCAGTCAGGCCATCGGCACGACACAAGGACAAACCTTGTCCATCTGGGTTGCTGGCATTATCGACGTAGGAGAGTTCTGCTAGCTCATAATCAACGAGATAGGGATAGGTCTTGCCATTGCGCTCAATCTTGTCCCAGGTCGGTTGTGTAGCGCCCACGCTATACCCTGAGAGTGTCCCATCAAGAATCTTCTCCCAGGTGTCACGCGCGCCACGAGAGACACGAGAGCGGACAATGACCTGCTTATTCTCGTCATCGAAGTAGACGCCAATACCCTTGCCAACCGCCTTACGATCATGCATTTCTCGTACGTTAGCAGTGCGCTCTATCCAGCGTTGAAACGCCTTCTTGCTCGCCTCATACGAGAAAATAGTGCCGTAGCTATCCACTGCTTCAGAGGTTGCCACACCTTCCACTTCCCACTTTTTATCATCAATACGGGTTATTGGGGCATATAAACAGGCATAGGTTGGTTCATGCTGCACACGCTGGATGGGGGTATCCTCAACGGAACGATCCTCTTTCTTGTCGTCCTTGCCCTCATCCTCTTGCCAGGACTCTGGCAATTTGAAGCCCTTCCTCTTAGCGATCGCAATGGCTTTTTTCTTGACGGCAGCAGGATCATCAGCATGACCAATGAGCTTTGCAGCAGCGTCAAGGTGTTCTTGGCTGTCTATGGGGAAGCTGCGTCCCGGTCCTGCAAAGTCTTCATCCGCAATCGCGTCGCGTTCTTTTTGTGTGATGGAGCGCTCAATGCCAAGAGAGCGGCAGATCTCCTCGGTATTGGCGGGATAGATGCTTATCTTCGTCATTTATGCGCCTCTGGATTTGTGAGGATGCGGCGCATAAAAACAGGCCGCGATCCCGTCTCTGCGGATCACGGCCCCAGGGGGCACTCAGGCCCAAAGGCACAATCTATCTTTTCTTCTTATAACCGATAATACCACAACAGTTTTCTAGATGCAAGAGCATGATAAAATGTTGGGACAAAGTAATGTAATGTTGACGTAAAGAGTGAGGCAAAACGGCAATGAGCAAAATAGAGGCAACCCTGTGTGTCTATGGCAAACCTGGACCAGATTTCAGGATCATCGCCAAAGATGCTGCCATCAATGCTGCACAAAAAGCCAAAGAGCAAGGCAAGATACTGGATTATCGCGTGGTAGAGGAGAGCGAGACCACTGGCAAGATTATCGCAGCAATCGAAACTGATGAAGAATCAGACAATATGGGCGTAGGTGTATGGATAGGAGAATACATATATAAGATGGTAACATGGCAATCTTGATGGATGGAAAAACCAGAATGATTAGCCATACGAAACGGTGGTGGTATTTTTGTTCCTTCGTGCGTTGATATTGTATCAACTATTCGCAAAGGAGGATCTATGCAGTATAGATGTAGCAAAGGAAAACTCTCCATCGATGATCGCAATATCCAGGTCGTTGGCGTATTTAAACGCATTGCGTGGACAACACCGCGCAACACCATCACTGGCGTTGAGGTGCATCCAACGAATGCGTTTCTGGCGACGATCACGTTTCACGGCCCTGGTGGTCCCTATCACGCAGAACTGGTCGCGATCAAGAAAGCGCAAGAGATAGCGCAGATGTTCCAGGTCTAGTCCACGACAAAGCCCATGATCTACTACTAGCACACATCTCGATTCTCACCAGGACGTTGGACGCCCTCACATTTGGCTCTGAGGGCGTCCAACGTCTCCCACGAAATAAATTCTGCTTGCTTCTGATATTTGCACCACACAGTCATGCCCTGCTCACTCACCGTAGCGATGAGCCTGCCAGTGCTCTCACACGTGATCCGCTGCTTCTGCTGCTGCGCTACTTGCTCTATTGCTTTCATGCCTCTTGCTCCTTTGCCCACTGCTCAAGTGTAGGTTTTTCTTGTTCTAGCCACGCAAGCAGAGAAAGCGCTTCTTGTGGGGTAAATCCCATGCTTTGATATCCTTCCTCAACCACAACAAACTTCTTGTCATTTCGCATTGATATGGAACAATACTCACTGAGCTTGCCATCATGCTTCGGTTGCGCAGGTAGGCAATTGCATATCTTGAGGCATGAGGGTGTGTGTCCCAATGTGACGGGTGCAGGCGTTGTATGGCCTGATGTAACTACCTGTATATGCCCAATGACCTCTGTCCACGGGCCGCCTGAAATCTCATCGGTTTTCTCCCAGACCAATTTCGCACCACCACAGCGCTCACAAGTATTGCTCATAAGTCACCTTTCCATGACGGATCATAATCTACAAGATAGGCATCAATGAGACCACAGTCCTTAGCCGCCTTTGCCCATTGGACATGCTCGTCTGTAGCGCCGCTAAAGAAATATTTCCAATCACTGGACTGGGTAAACACCTGTGTTGTCTCACTAAATTTGGGAGCATTGGGGAAACGTTTGGCAAATGCCATTCTAAGTGTGTGTGCTCGCTCAACGACACGAAGGGGGTACGCCTTCTCTGCATCAGGATAATAGGTCAGAGAGAGAATCAACCGCCGTGGCTGCTCTTCTACAATCCCAAACTGGTCTTTGAGTAAACGGACAAAACGATCTATCGTCTCTGATGGCTCATTCTCTGATGATCGCATCCATTCTGCAATAACAGCATCATCTAGGATCGTCTTGATTTCAGTCCTGCTATAATAGACCTCTGGCATTACTCCTCCTCGTCTACCAGTCCATAATGGCAACGGCAACGAGGGTGAGCTGGTAATGTGATACCCCCCTCAAACTCACCGTTTATATCAATAGCGCCCTGATCTGCCAACGCACGGCACATATTACATGCGTCTGGCTCATTTTCACAGCGCACACGCTGCACACCGCCATCTTTTAGTGTGCCCAGGACTGCACTCTCAATTGCACCCGTCACCTCAGTCTCTGCCACAAGTTCAGGCAATTCATCAATGAGATCGTTTATTGTTGTGTCAACGACGTCTGATGGACTGATTTGCTCATCCTCAGGCTGTTCTTTGCCCAGAGCCTTCTGTATGGATTCCCTCACATGGTCAATGAGCCCTGACACAATGTCTTTTGCCCTTGCAAGGGTATCACGCACACCGCTCAACACACTTCTATTCAGCTTTTTCAGCATGGCATGAGCGTGTGCAGTGCCAATGGACGCAGCCTCTTGTAGCAGGGCTTGCACGTCCTCTACCAGCTCGTCCTGTATGCTTTGTGGCACTGTGAAGTATGGCGCACTGGTTGAGCGCGTGCCAGCCGCTATGAACGTTTTAATGCGGTCGTTGAAACGTTTCTCCAGATTAAGCTGTTTTTTGTCTGGTTGCCTCCACTGTGGGTGCTGTTTTCGCCTCTGCTCTGAGAGGCGAGTGCTAAAAAACTTACGTCCCTTTCCTGTGCATCCTTGAAGACGGCACGTACTTCATCGGCTGTTGTGCATCGTGCCAGGGCCTCTGTGATCTGGGCATGCTCGCGAGCATCGATGGCATCAGAGGCAAACGAGCGGATGGGCTTTCCAGATTTGATGTCCCTAAGCGCAACATCTCTCCAACGTCTGAAATCATCGCGTGTTGCCATGGATATGCCACTAGCTCTTTCTTTAGCTCCTCCAGATTCGCTTGTAGCCTGTCCAGGCTTTTTCTCAGTCTGCGATTGAGGTGTTTTCTTGCCCTCGCCTGTTGATGGAGATGTCTTTGCGTTCGGCAGTGCTGTATCCTTCTTGCTTTGACTTTGCGTATCTTCAGCATCGTCCTCTTCTCCTTCTTCTGTATCCTCGTCTTGCCCTGACTCCTGTTGTTGCTGTTGTTGTGGTCCCCCTGATGCCGCCAACCGCAATCCCGCCATTTGTGCTGCATCCTGTGCTTTGCGTGTTTCTGATCCGACCTCAAAGCTTGCTAGTGGCACAATCCCACCCTTTGTAACGAGCAGAGGTCCGGTCTCAGGGATCTCTGGGAAGTTCATGAGGCGAGCTGCTGCCGCTGGTGAGAGGATGCCGTTCTGGACGAAGCTTCCATAGGCAGTCGATTGCGCCACTAGATCTTCCGCTTCATCGAAGCCCGTGAAGCCAACCTCAAGGACATCACACCCGGTGCTTTCACGCAACAAGAGTGTGAAGAGCTTGGCATACACGCTGACGAGCGGATAGAGCGTGCGACGGAACATCATGTTCTGCTGTCCCTCATCGGCACTCTTGTGGATGCTAGCGGTAAATGCCAGATCACCCATAGACAACCCGTAACAGGCGGCTGCTACGTTGAGTAGGAACTCATCGAATGGCGTGTTTAGTTCCACATCATCGATGCGCGTGAACTTCATGCCGGGTTGGGTAAAGCGTATCCTCACCTGTTGTTGTTGATTGCCTGCCAGCAGACTATTCCATGCCTGCTCATAGGCATCTATCTGATCTGGGGTCCAGTTGGAGGAATCAGGGACCTCCATAATGCCCGATGGCAGATTGCCCTCAGTGTAGCGCGCCAGATCCTTCCTCTTTTTTCGTAACGCCTGATTGACTTCAAGGATGATACGCTCGATACGAGAGAAACCGTATGGCGTAAACGAGCGTGGCGATTCTCGATAATAAAGAACCTGATCGGTCGTGTACTGATCACCAGGAACGCCATAGGGATATTGCTGATAGGCTGGATAGGGTGGCTGTGGGATCATACCACGCTCATCCATCAGTGGTTTTACGGTTGAGCCATCTATGATGTTTAAGCCGATGAGACGACCAGCACGATCTTTTTGCTTGTAGAGAGATAGCGCGTCAATCTGGGTGGTCTCTGTCCAGGCCATGCGTAACCACGTGTGGATGTCCATGCGCTGTAACGGATCAGGCATCTCGACAAATTGCATCCACTGTTTGATCTGGGATTGATACTGCTTTGCGTTCGCACCTGCATCGACTGCATCCTGTCGTATAGAGACCTTAGGCTCAAGTCGTGGGATCATATCAAGGATGACCCGTTCGCAGAGGGTGATCCCTGAGTAAAGTTGGGCAAAACTACGCAATTGGGCAAACGACGGGACATCAGGCATGCCGAGTGTACGGTCATTCGCATTGATGTTGATCCCAGGGGCAAAGGCCCATACACGGGGTCCACCAACCGGGACAACGCCCTCGTATGGCAGCAATGGAGAGCCAGGGGCAAAATCTTTGGCCTGATTTTTCTGTGGAGCAAGATTTTGCAGCATCTGGGCTAAGACATTAGCCGGGATGCTGACAGAATTCCCCCCTGCGTATTTGGCATAATCGCCCTGAATGCCCATTGTTGGCGTCGGTGTCGGGCGGTACGAGTACGCAGCCCGTTCGACATTGCGCCGATTGCGTCGTTTGCTCATGTCTTTCCCCTAGTAGCCTTTGCTGATTAGCTTATCGTCAATACGAACAATAGGAGGTTCTTGCGCTTGTTCCTCTACTGGATACAGCACACCTTTGTACTTCTTCCCTTCTACTTCAGCTTCAACATGCAATACAGCATCAGGAAACTCACGAGCAGATTTATACATGTCGTTTATCGCCTCACGCATCGTATCCATCGGCACAATGCCACGTGTGATGTTTGTCTCTTCTTCGCTCATGCCTCTTGCTCCTTTGCCAGTTGCTCTAGCATTGACTTTTCTTGCTCCAACCATGCCAACAATGAGAGGGCTTCCTGTGGGGTCATGCATATCACGTCCGTTGCATTTACACTGTCCAGAACCACACGAACATCCTCACGAAATACGTAGTATTCCACCTCAACATCATGCCCAAGCGTGGTTGTCTTTACGCCTCCGATCCGCTCTCTGGTTGCGCGCTCTTGTGCGAACATTGCTTCGCTCTTACGTGCAAACGCCGCCATTTGATCTGCAATGCGAGCACGCCGCCGCTCAAGTTCCTCCTCACTGAGTCCAGGTGGAGTTTGTGAGTAGAGGTGCAATGGAATTGCCGTTGCGTCTATGGTGATATGGGGTTTCTCGTTGTCCATAACTAATCACTCGCTTTCATTGCACGATTGCGTAGCCAATAGAAGAGGATGGCAACCCCTACAAGGCCAAGAAGAACACAAATGCCGACGACAATCCTCATGCTCGCCCCCTTTGTATTCGTGCTACTCGCTCATTGATTGCTGCCAGATGGTCCTCTGCGCTCATCTTAAGCGGCATTAATTGCTCCATTGCGAGCGACAAAGAGTCAACCATATCGTCGTGTACGCCCACCATCGGGAATGCGGTCAACTCATTCAAGAATGGTTCATTCCAGTGCCCACGTACGAGCTTGATATTGCCGCCTTCTGCTTGCGATGAGACAGGATTAGCGCGGATCTCTTTGCTACCAGTGCTCTTGATGCCGTGATACTCATAGCCAGCCAATAGACGGCGTGACCGCTCAATTTGAGCAACACCACTACTCCCTGGCTCTTGCTCCTCATAGATCGCCACATGACGCCCGTCAAGGGCTGCTGTTTGCACCACTAGCTCATCTACCTTACCCGGTGTCATGCGGTCCCTAACCACGTCTAACACATAATAGAAGCCATTCTTGCGACCAACCTTGCAGCCAACGGTGTAGTCTGGATCTTTCCCCGGCTTTGGCTCGGTGCCTGCTTTATCCCACGCACGCACAACGCGCTCCATATCAGCAGGAGCTGCATCGATGATCTCGAACCAATGGCGTTTGAACTTGTTGCCAGATGGGCGTATGGTCCAGTCGCCATAGAGCAGGCGTTGTCGTTCGACCAGAGGCAGGGCTTTGAGGTTCAACAAGTATTCTGGGTTGCTCTTGAGGAAGATCTTATTGTCATAGATACTGGAGTGAATGAAGGTCACGCTCTTTGCATCGGTATGGCGCTGTCCACGAGGGAGCCATGTGATTTGCCCACCATCACGAACGAAATAGCGCAGTTCACCAGACTCTGCACGATCCTCTTCAGGCCATGTCTCATCAACCCACGGGCCAAGGAAGCGCTTTACCCAACTATCAGCGTCTGGATTGGTCGTCGCTCGCACACGAGGCTTGATACCACACATTGAACGATTACGTGAGAGCATGTAGAAGAACTGCTCTTCACTGAAGTGGGTAAGCTCATCAAAACCCAAAAAGGCGATCTGTGAACCTTGCCAATTGAAGCGGTCGCTATCATACTGCATATGGGCAAAGCGGATCTTTGTTTCATGGTGAGGCCACACCCATTCTAGACGTGTCTGCTTGGGAGATCCACCCAAATAGGAATAGAACTTGCCTGACTCATCCCAGAGTCCGCCAGCCTGTGTGATCTGTGGAGATGTGCGACGGAAGATGACGGCGTTATACCCTGCTTTGGGTGTGAAGACGGCATACCGGCATGCATCTAGTAGCAGTGCAACACTTTTGCCGCCACCAGCTGCGCCCCCGAACACTGCGATATCAGCACGAGTGGAGAGGAACGCCCGTTGTGGCCCTGGTTGCGCCTTGATGACTTTACGCTGAGGTTGGATTGGATTGGCTAGCATCACCATCCTCCTCCTCGTCGCCATTATCAGGCAAACACAGCAGTGTCTGGAGTGGTCCGCCATCCTTGCCAGTAATCTCTTGTTTTTTTACACGTCCGCCCGTCTCAGCAGCAAGAGCCTCTAGCGTCTGGAGATATTTTTCAAACAAGAACTGGTTAAACCACGGCTTCTTGATATCCTCGGCCTTCTTATTTGCCAGGGACGTGAGCATCTTATCGATCTCACCCTCTAAACGCTCGCTATACTTCGCAAGCTTCTCCACCCGATTGACATCATAGGCATTGCCCATCACAAAAACCTGCTTACGTCGGTATTCATCCCACGCTTCTGCACGCGCGCGCCAGTTCCATTGGTGCGATGCCTCAAACCAAGATCGTGGAACTGATAATGAGAGCGCATCTGATAATTGTTGCCCATTGTCGCCTTTTGTTGCTTTTTCAGCAGCAATGGCCTTACGCAATGAGCGAGAGGGACCCAGTTGCAAGAACAACACAAAACGAGAGTACCAGTTATTTGGCTCTCCCTCTTGTCTTTCCCATTGATCTTGTTCTTGCTCACTCATGCTTCCTTTTCCTGCTCAACTCGCTCAACATCCCTCGGATGGATCAACCCAAAGTCGAACCGCCGATGCCTCAAGGTCCCCTTCGTGTACACGTTAATCTCAGCCGAGAACCGGATCACATCACCCTGCCGCAATCTCGTCTTGATGTGTTTGTGATCCTCCGTCGTGACTGGCATCCACATGTGTCCCGTGATGTAGCGCCCACCCTCGTCACACACATCGTAGATCAACATGTACGGTTTATCGCGTCCTGATGGCGTCGTGTGCTTGCCAAACTTCTCGAATACTGCTGAAAACTCACACCGTCGTCCAACGTGACGCGCTAATCTTCTCCTCACACGCGCTACATCCCTCCTACCGACCAAATAGAGCGAACACGACATACACCAGTGCCAGGACTGCCACGAGACCGTAGGCAAATGCTCGAATGTATCCGCGTGCGATGGCGGCACTGATGGATAAATCAGCACAGCGCACGAGCACGAACAGGACAAGGACGAAGGTTGATTGGATCAGTACTGACATCGTGCCTCCAAACAAAACAAAAAGCGCCTCCAAATCGCAATGAAGCGATCTAGAGACGCTGAGTATGTATCCTTTACCGTCCTTTAGCAGGACAGGATAGCATGCGAAAAGCGTCTGCACTGCTTTGCAGCAGGCATTAATGGTCGGTTTAGCGTAGTGACGACCAGCACCGATGTCCCTGGTGGGAGTTGAACCCACGAACGCGGCGAGTGTGAGCGCAGGGTTGTTGGAAGATGAAAACCGCGCGGTTTGCCATGCGACCACAGGGACAATGGGGACTCACCGATTTAGTTTCACCTCGTCGGGAGAGTCATAGACGAGGGGGACTGTCAATCTGTACCGAGCTGTGTGATGACACACGACACTAACGATACTTGTCTATACGCTATTATACTTGTTACACGTTGATATTTCAACATGATGTGTTGTCGTCCTGCTTGGACTTGTCGGTATCCCCACCGCCGTCTGGTGCATTCTTGTGTGGTTGTGGTTGCACGATCACCACTGCCTGCTCACGTGACACACCATGTTGGACCAACCAGCCAGTGAGATACGCGATGGTGAGGCGTTCTAGCAATGTGAGAACCATTCTCATTTCACGACTCGAAACGATAATCACTGATCAATCCACAGCCAACCGCCAAATGCAACCAGAACAGCAAGGCTTGACTGATTGCATCGTCTGGATAGCGTATCGAGACGAATTCAGTCTGGATATTGGCAAGGTGGTTCGTTTCAATGAGATCGTACTGCAATAGGAGCTGTACAACAGCATCGGCAAAGTGTGTTGTGATAATAAGCCTGTTCACAGCACCTGCCCTTTCGTCTCCACCTTGCGCGGTGTCCGCTTCTTGCGCTCCAACAACTCCACAATTCGCTCAAGCTCACGATCTTGTGCTGAAAGATGCAGCATGATCTGCTCTATATCGTGGTAGGTTTTTTGTGTCGTGGCAAACTGCTCATCTGCCTGCAACTCTTGTTTACGACTCAACACGCCCTGCCCAACCATGATGACGATCATGAGTGGCAGTTGTGGAACGGATGCGAGACATAAGAGCAACGGCCAGGGCAACGGGTCGAATCGGGCTATGGTCGCGTTGGCAATGATCCATAGCAGTATCCAGAGCAGGATACACCAGAAGAGCAGCATAGACGAGAAGAGCCTGGTCATGCCAATAGCGACACGCTGGTTGAAGTTGGCCTGCGATAGCTCTTCACGATGGATGTGGTTAGGATTGCGAGGGGTGTGCTCGTGTGGTTGGTGTGTGTATAGGCTCATGCTTTGCGCTCCTGGTCTATCCACTCAATGCGATCTGATTCTGCCATCTCACTAACTAGAGCATCCAAACAAGAGTAGAACTGAGGGATAACCCCTCGTCTAAAGTGAAGAAACACTGTTCCATCTCCAAATAAGACACCCTCGTATGTGGCCTTTACCACTCCATTGATGTAGATAAAACGACGTGCCTTGCATGGTGGTTTGTCTTCTTGCTCTTGCGTCACGTTGCCAGTCATCCATTGCAGGAGACATTGCTCAGAACAGAAATCAAAACCAGCATTCGTTCGCAGATTCCCCCGAACAAGTGTGAGCCACTCATCTGGCACATCGCGTTCGTGCGGTCGCTGTAGCGGGTCCAATGGATACGAGTGGTCGCACATCTCGCATTTAATGACGAGGCTCATCTTAACTCCTCTAGCATTCTTCTCATGCTCGCCTCCTGCAACTTTGCCGCCTTGAGCACTCGTGACCAGCAGTCAGGGCAAAGTTTGTAGTAGAAGGTGACGCTACTAATGGTGAGCCCGATTGTATGGGTCGCCAGATTCGGGCATGCGCCGCACTCATTCCCATTTGCTGCTTCTACATATTGGTCAATCTGGCATGTGTCCGTTGTGCTCATGCTCTTTTCCTTGGCACCCTGTAGCGTGGCACCACTGCTTGCTGCTCTGTCTCACGTGCTGGCCAGGGTTGTGCTGGCTCATCGTGATATTGCACTTGGCACTTCCCATACGCGTTCAGATGGCGCTCTAATGC